TCTGTAGCAGCCTGTGCGGCTCTCTGTAACAATCCAGAACTAAGTTCATTTAGGGAGCCTTCCGCCACACCTTGCTGGTGAATAAATCCTCGACTATTTTGTGGGACACGAGTAGTCACAAATCTACCACGCACCTTACCTTGTTTATCAGTGGCATCGTGTGTCCAATCAGCGGAACTAGATGATTTGCTTACTTTCAATCCTTGTGATTTTGCGTGGTCGGTCCAGGATTTCAAATCACGAAATGGCTTTCTGCCTTCCGCCACGCCTTGAGACATTTTTTGTTTAAGTGCTTGAATCTTCTGTTGATATTGTTTGCATTTTGCATCATCACCTGCACGGTTTGCAGCTAATGCTAATTCTTCAAATTTGGAAATTTGTTTCTTAACATCAGCATTGGGCGAACTTTCCGCCACATCTTTTGGCTTCTTTCCAGCTTTCTTCATGGCAATGGCTATCGCTGCTTGCTGTGCAGAACTACCAGCTTCGGATATAAATTCGGTAAATCTCATGTTGTTGTCCGTAAATAGTTGACTTTATTGCGTAAATATGTTACATTATATGTATTATTTATCACTTTGGGCTTTTACCTTGACAAATCAATCTATCAAACGCATCGGTTTTGCTTGCAAATTTAGTGAACTAAACAGCAAGGGTGAAGTCTGTTCAGTCAAAGAACTTAATACAGGTGGTACAACTCGTGCATGGATCAATAGACAGTCTCGTAGTGCCGCAGAAGAAAAGATACTTGATGTATCAAAGCAAAACATTCTGCATACCCATAATCTAGTTAAAAAGGTAGCAACACTACAGCCCGAACTACGCATGGTTCGTCTTACATCGGATATGTTGCCTTTCTATACAATGGACGGCTGGCACGATTTTTGGCAAGATAAAACAATGCAAGATAGTCTAGCACGATGGTTCGCACCCATTGGTGAAACTGCACGGGCTAATGACGTTCGTCTTAGCTTTCACCCTGACCAATTCGTAGTTTTAGCGAGTGACCGTGAAGAAGTAGTAAATAAGAGTATAGAAGAATTTGAATATCATGTTGACATGGCCCGCATGATGGGCTATGGTAAAACATTTCAGGATATCAAAATCAACGTACACATCAGTGGTCGTAAAGGTCCACAGGGCATTCGTGATGTGTATGGACGACTGTCAACAGAAGCCCGTAACACACTTACACTAGAGAATGAGGAATACACACATGGACTACTTGACTGCTTATCACTATCTGACCTCGTACCTACGGTCATGGACATACATCATAATTGGATTCGTGAAGGAACATACATTCAGCCTAATGATGTACTTGTACAACGTGTTATTGATAGTTGGCGTGGCGTCCGCCCTACTATGCATTACAGTGTTAGCCGCGAAGATGTACTCGGAGCACATTCCACAACTACCTTACCTTGTCATGCTACGCTGATCAATGAAGGACATAGTAAACAGAAACTCAGGGCACACTCTGACTTCTATTGGAATGACGCAGTTAACGATTGGGCATTGACATTTGTAGATAAATTTGATATCATGTGTGAATCAAAGGCAAAGAATCTTGCCAGTGTTAAATTATTTGAGAGATATAAAAATGGGAATATTTGATAGATTTTTCAGCGGAAAAGCAAAAGAAAAAGCATTAGAGGCATTAGTTGCTCCTACTCCAACACCTAAGGTAAAGAAACCTCGCAAACCTAAGGCACCTAAGGTAAAGAAGGAAGAACCAGTCACATCAGACAAGCAGAAAGCTACTGAGTTAGGTTTACCTTATGTTAATATATTAAAGATGGAATTAGATCCATACGATATTAATACAGGAGCATTTGAACTTGATTGGAATGATAAATTCATCTTAAATCTTATTCGTGCAGGATATAAAATACGTGATGACGATACCGATACAATGATAGTTGATAGGTGGTTTCAGACTGTGGCGCGCAATATAGCACTTGAACTCTATGAACAGCAACAAGCTGACCCAGAAAATCGTACAATGGCCTCAGAAATGAGAGTGGTTCGTGCTAAGGACCTTGGAGATGGACGTACAGAAGTCAGTTAAAAAGGTTGACAATTAATGATTTTGGGTATATAATAATAAAATGTCACAGGAAACCCAAATGAAACTTAAAGAAAAAATTCAAAAATGTTTGTCAGAAAAACTGACTTTCCCTGATTCTAGCCAGTTGCAACAAAGAGGCATTGCAGATAAACTAGAACTACAATGCAATGTTATATTGACTGAATCATTTCCCAATGCTATTCCTGCAACCAGTCGTAGAAGTATTGAGGATATAACAATAAACGATTCTTATGTTGACCACAAAACTAGCGATGTGGCATTGAAATTCAAAATGCCTAACTTGATTAGCATTGATAGATTAAGTGCATTAAATAAACCTCTGATCTATAACTTTGTTAAATATAATAGCATTGAGAAAAAAATTATAGATATCATTGTACTGGATGTATACGAATTAAATTGGGAACACTTAAGTATTCAAAATTTAGGAGTGGGTCAATTACAAATTAAAAACATGGTATCATTTTTTGAGTCTCCTAAAACTACATTGACAAAAGATGAATGGCTTGACCGTCTAGGAAAAGAAGCTATTTCTTTCTATTCTAAATTGATTACAAAAACAGAAAATAGAAAGAAAAAATGGATGAAAAAATAATGGCAACGAAGTCAAAAAAAACATTACCGCAAAATATCACTACTCAGGATTTAATGAAGGTTGACTTTCATTATAATTATTCTGATACTGAATTACTAAAAGATTGGAACTGGTTAAAAAAAGAAACAGTTTTTATGACCGGATCACAATTTAAGCCTGGATTAAAACTATGTCAACATTTTTGTAAAAATTTCTTTGACATTGAAACAAAAAAAGGAAAATCTTTTGTAAAAGCATGGAATGACCCATTACTAATGGATAAAGTTAGATTGTGGGGATTATCTAAAATGTCCGCATTGTATTTGTCATGGATCCGTAGAGCAGTTTATATGGCATCAGGTATGCACAATCCTAGTTTTTATAGACCGCATTTGTCTAAACAAATAATTTTATCAACACAAAAATCAGAAGGAATTTTATTTGACCCTTGTGCTGGATGGGGAGGTAGATTATTAGGTACAGTAGCAGCTGGTTGGAAATACATAGGGTGTGAGCCCAATGTTGATACTTATAATAACTTAATGAGAATGGTTACTTTCTTAAATATTGAGGATAAGGTAATACTATACAATATTCCTTATGAGGATTTAATTTTAGATTCACTTGAAAAAGTTGATATTGTATTAACTAGTCCGCCATATTTTGATATGGAAATTTATGCATCAAATAATAATCAAAGTTATCAAAAGTATTCTGAATATAATGATTGGGTAGACCATTGGTATACGCCAATGGTTACTCGCAATATAACCATACTTAAACCTGACGGGTTAAGTTGCTATAATATAATGGATGGAAGATGCGAAAATATTGTAGAACGAACTATTAATTTACATAAAGATATGGGTTTTGATTTAGTGCATCATCTTGGTATTGATAGCCCATTTAAGAATTATAAAAAGAAATTAAATAGATTTGACTTGACATATATTTTCAAAAACACCATAGATACTGCATATCATCCATATGACTATACTACAAAAATAGCAAATAATGAGTTGTTTGTGTTCAGTTAAACAACATTTTGTCAGTAAATCTCAAATAATTTGACAAAATCTAAATAGTAGTATATAATACGTTTTACCTACTTGAATAGAAATGCTATGTCTGGTCAAAGAATTTTTCGTGATTTGATTACTACTGGGCCTCACAAAGGATTACCCAAATGTGAAGTAGAAGGTTGTAATCAACCCGGGCAGCACACAGGTAATCGTAGAAAAGATGGTTCAGTCTGTTATCGTAAGCATTGCGGTGGGCATCATGCATTGCGCTACAACTTGGATGGCGGTTATAGAATCTACAAAAAGGATTACTGTGAGAACGAGGACGGAAGACTGGGTTTTTTATGTACTACTAACATAGTTGACCCTTGCATGTTGGATGTAGACCATATCAATCATATACATGAAGATAATAGTCCAAAGAATTTACAAACTCTATGTTCATGTTGCCATAACTATAAAACCCGATATTTTGATTCATTGTCGGAAGCAACAATACGGCGCCGATTCAAAAAAAATACCCGTATGCTTTGCAATTAAATCTAAATAGTAGTATACTCATAATATGAAATACGCACTAATTGACCTCGCTAATACTTTTTTTCGTGCCCGTCACATTGCATCACGCAATAGTACAGTTGACGAGAAGGTGGGAATGGCCTTACACCTTACGTTGGCTAGCACTAATCAGATAGTCCGTAAGTTTGGAATCGACCATGTGATATTTTGCTTAGAAGGTAAGTCGTGGAGGAAGTCATACTATGCTCCGTACAAGAAAAATAGGGTAGTAGATACAATGTCTCAAACAGAGGCAGAAGTAGAAGAAAACACTATGTTTTGGACCACGTATGAGGCCTTCACAAATTACCTTAAAGACCGCACAAACTGTAGTGTATTGCGTGATTCAAAAGCTGAGGCTGATGACTTAATTGCAAGGTTTATTCATTTGCATCCTGATGATGAACATTTTATCATCAGCAGCGATACCGATTTTTTACAATTAATCGCGCCAAATGTTCGGCAGTATAATGGAATCACCAATGAATTAATTACACTTGGGGGCTACATTAAGGACAATGGAAAGCCTGTGCTAGACAAAGAAAAGAATCCTAAACTACTTGAGGATCCACAATATTTGTTATTCAAAAAATGTATGCGCGGTGACGCAACCGACAACGTATTCAGTGCTTTTCCCGGTGTGCGTGAAAAAGGCACACAAAAGAAAGCTGGACTAATTGAAGCGTATGCTGACAGAACAAAACGTGGATTTGATTGGAACAACATGATGTTGCAACGTTGGCTGGACCATGATGGAGTAGAACACAGGGTGCGTGATG